GGTTTCCATCCATTTCGAATTTTCCGGAGACAAGATCTCCCGCGTACAGGTAGCGCCCGATGCCGTAATGGACAGCCGCCCTCTTGTATGCATCGGAGTACATCCCTTTGATGCCTTCGATGTTGGATGGGATACCCACATCAACCTTGGTCACCCACCCATCGTTGAACCGTACACTGAGAGCGCATGAGCATCGGTCACCGCTATCGTTGAACTTGACTTCCCAGTTGTCGGGTCCGATGACATCGTCGAGTCGATCATCCACATTCCTGGCATCGATGTAGACCAGAGGTGAAGATTTTTTCCCACTGAAATCTGCGGGTCGCCATTTTATTTCCTGGGGAGGGAAGGGGGCTCTGAGAGCTTCCATCTTGAGACAGGTGTCTGCTTCTTTATCTTCCATCATTGGTTTGTTTCCAATCTTGCCATTGATCACAGATAGATTCGAAGTGGCAATAGCTCTTGCACCTTCGATAGGTTTTGAAGGATGAGGTGATGACTGCATCTAGCTGCACACCTTGAGGCAAGCTGGCTAGAGCTTTGGCTGCATCCATTTTCCTGGGGAAGGTTTCATCCCCTCTGAATATAATGGGATCCGTTTCAGAGATGGATTCGATTTTCCAAACCTTACCTGTCGGCCATCGTCCTTCATGCGAACAGAATGGAAGATTCTTCTGTGCTTCTCTGTGGAGTTCGATCTTCTCTCTCACAAAGTCTTCAGTTTTCTGATGATCCCATAGTGGGAGATCGATGGTGAGTCCAGGGGTTTGAGGATAGGTACTCACCTCTTCGGCTCTACCTATGCGCCAGTCTCGAAGGAAGGCATATATTTCAAGGCCATCTACGGTTAGTCCAGGCTTCTCTCTTTCGATCAGCCATGCATAGATATTCAGTTGCTGTTCCCACTTCAGCGTATCTCTGATTCCGTAAAGAGTGGTGAATTTATAATCACCGATCCGCACACGTTTCGAGAAGTCTTTATCGATCTCTACGATCTGAAGGTCCATCGCACCGCTGATGGTTACACCTTCGAACTCTGTAAAGATTCTTTCTTCTGCAATCTCATCATTGCCTGCATGAGTTGACATCAGGTGATGAAAGATATTGGAGAGAAACTTCCAAGGATTTTCGTATGGATCATCCTTGATGAGATCGTTTCGCGTAGCCTCAAGAGCTACGATTCTTGGTTCTTCCAGTAGTCCTGTCGCAGAAAAATCTGCACGCCCTTTGGAATACTGATCGTCTTCCGCGTATCGTATCAACGCACGCGGAGCGCGATGTTGGTTAAGGATATCCCCCATTTACCACCTCCTAACTTCGAACTATAGCGAACTGACGTATGGCGTCAATACGATTTAACGCTACAGTGGGGAGTAACCTGTGGGGGGTGAGAGTGAGTGGAATGGGAATGGGTTCAAGAGATTTCCGGAGAGCCAGCTTCGAAGGCAAATTCGAGGAGGTTGGTTCAGATCGGTGGCAAGCCCCGTTTCATCAAGAGCCAGAAGGCTCTCGCATACTCTCGGAGCTTCGCGGCTCAAGTGACTCCCCCTGCGGTTCCGTTGGAAGGCGACCTAGAGGTGGGGGTGGTGATATGGTACGCGAGTCGAAGGCCGGATCTGGATCCGAGCCTGATCTTCGATCTCCTTCAGGCGACCGGAGTCATAGTCAACGACAGGCAGATCAAGAAGATTTCTGCTTGGCATTCCTTGAACAAAGAAAATCCTCATACGATGATAGCTCTACGGTATCTGTCAGAAGACTCTGGGCTGCCGTTCTTTCGATGGCGTTCAGAGACTTCTCAAGAGGAAACCAGAAAGAGCGTCAGGGAGTCATGAGGTGGCTGGAGACAGAGCATTTCTCTGATGTGTGTGGCTGGGCAGGGGTTGAGGAACCGCTCGTTAGAGAGCGTTTCAAGTGGCTTTCTGAGGTACCGATAGATATGCGCCCGAAGGTCTTTCGAGAGATCTCTCTTCTCAGGCCAAGGGCTAGAAAATAAAGAGCCGATCCCCCGTCGCAAGGGGACCGGCTCAAGGAGGCGATCTCGGTGAGAGATCTATGCATGGCGATGCATGTCATCATTGTAGGATTAAGTCGCTATCTGTCAATGACTGTCCTGTAGGTAAATCCACACTGGATAAAAAAGAGGGAGTCGAAGCCTATAGAGCATATAGGACATAAGTTCTTATCAGAATAGGTACCCAATGATAGGTACCTAACTGTAGGTACCTACCTATAGGTACCTATAGATAGAGAAGGAGATGTAGGTGAGATCTATTGAAGCCATGGCGAAGTCAGAATTTGCAGGGGTCGGAACCAAGAATTTTATCTGTCCGGAATGTTCTGAGGATAGAAGTTTCAAGAATCAGGGGAAGAAATGTCTGACCATCACCTACAAGGATAAGGAGGCTGTCTGGTTTTGCCATAATTGCGAGACCAAAGGACATGTTTGGATGGATGAGAAGACAGAACTTCGCGTAGTCCCTCAGTTTTTCAATGCGAGTCCGGATTCTCTGAAGGTCATCGGCAAGGATCGTGGGATCAATTTCGATGAGATCGATGAGGAAACGAAGAGCCTGCTCTATGTGTCTGAGGATGTTTACTTCAGCCAGATTGGCCAGAAGACTAGGGCCGTAGGCTTCGGGTATCCCCATGACGATGGGATCAAATGGAGAGGGCTGGAGGAGAAATGCTACACCCAGTCTGGATCATGCCGTGGTCTTTTCCCACCATTCAAATTCGATAGAGATGAGATCGTGTTCATTGTCGAAGGAGAATACGATGCCCTTGCCATGAGGTCTTGTGGCTATTTGGCATTTTCTGTTCCGCTCGGAGCGAATCTCTCAGCTAAGGGAGAAGCCCCACACTATTTGAAGCCGGTGATCAATGCCCTCTTGAGAGATGAGATCGATGTGGTAGTGGCTGTTGATTCGGATGAGAAGGGCCAGAGATTCAGGGATGCATTGCTCAGTTTCCTGGGTCGTAATCGAATCGGGGTTATCGATTGGTCTCAGTATGGTGTGAAGGATGCTAACGAGTGTCTTCAGGTCCATGGTCCGGAAGGCTTGAGGAAAGCGTTCTCTGAAATCCAGGGGATTCTCTATGAGGGAATCGTTCGGGCTAGGAGTGTGGCAACCCGCATCGATGACATCAGGACAGGAGGTTTCAAAGGAGGAGCCAAGATCGGGATTCCCAGTGTGGACAGGTTGATCACAGTTTGTAGTGATCAGGTCACAGTGGTGACGGGGATCCCTGGCTCTGGCAAATCTGAGTTGATTGATTTCTTTATCGTGTCTCTGGCTATCAACGAGGGATGGAAGTTCGGGATCTTCTCAGCAGAGAACCCAATTGATATCCATTGCGGGAAGCTGATCGAAAAGAAAGCTGGCCTACCTCTCTTCGAAGGTAACAATCGAATGAACGAGGAACAGTTGCGAGAAACTTCGGCATGGGTTGATGAGCATTTCTTTTTCCTGGACCCGGCATCGTCCAACAAACTGGATTCAATTCTGGATAGGGCTGCGATACTCGTTGAGCATGAAAAGATTAACGGCATCGTGATCGATCCATTTAACTACACCGATGTACCTCTCGAAACCGATGCAATAAATTCGATGCTTACAAAACTCCATGCCTTCGCGGGCAAGCATCATATCCATGTCTGGATCGTCGCTCATCCTGCCAAGCTTTACCGAGGTGAAGGTGGGAAGATGCCTGTCCCTGGCGGAATGGATATCAGTGGGTCAGCAGCTTGGTTCGCGAAGTCTGACTTCGGAATTACTGTGTCGAGGGACGGTGATGGGACCATCATGAATTGCTGGAAGTGTCGATTCAAATGGCTCGGCGACACAGGTACAGCGCATCTTCGTTACCACAGTGACTGCGGACGCTACTCCGAGGGAGTCTCAACTGAAGAGATAGCAAAGTCTCTGGGAGAGATATTCAAAGACGAACCGGTAGCTGCTGATGAGTCGAAGGAAGATTTCCAAGATGAACTCTGGGTCGTCTGATAATTCTCGGGGGATAGAATCCGGGACCGATGAACTGAAGAAAAAATTCAAGGTCGAGGTGGAGAAGCTAGACAGTCGGGGAATATTCCGGAGGTCCAGAGTTGTCAACCAGACCCGAATCGATTCGTTGTTTCTTGACAGAGCAATAGACATTGCACAGTTCTCAGCAGCAGAACTTTACCTGGAACTCTTATGGAAGGCCGGTATCTTTTTGCGGAGCCCATCGATGGAGAGATCTTTCGAGGTGACAGGCAAGGAAGTTGAGAAGTCCATCTCGTCTAGGATCTTGGCGATATCAGGAGCGAGGAGCAAGCTAAGGAAACTGGATCCGAAGGTGGCCTTGGCTGTTGATCTCTGCATTGGTTCGAATGCTCCAGTGGATATAGGGCTACTGCGTGAAGGGCTCGATGTTCTTGTGGATCACTTCGGAATTTCACGTATGGCTGACCCCAGAAAGAAAACCCGCTAGCCACATCAGTGACTAACGGGTTGTACCGCCTGGGATACTGCCATCACGATGACTGTCACCATGATGGCTCGTCCGAGTGGGGTTAGTATCTTCCTCTTGCACCTTGCTTTGACAAGGAAAACTTGAGGATGCATACCCTACAGAGCTTTCTTCAGGATGATTCTCAACTCAGCAGCAGCCGCTCTGTCATTTTCCTTAGAAAGTTTCTTGATTTTGTTCCAGTGCTTCTTCGGGATCTTGACCTTGATCTCTATCATCTCATCCCTGAAGAACGGCTCTCGCTTTCCTGATTGTGCAGCCATTACTCTTCCTCCATGTTTAGATTATTCCATTCTTCCGGGGTGATTCCTGTCAGAATGAATTCCCGTTGCTCACTGCTCAGGTCTGGGAATACGTCCTGAACAAGCCCTCTGCTTTGCCTGTTTTCGATCCAGTCCTTGACCATCTTCCAGTCTGCGGGAAGTACCATCGCAAATCCCTTGCCGCTCAGTTCAGAAAATCGAGTCAAGCGACAGGTCTTTTCGTTCAGCCTCTCGATATACATCGTTCTCCCCCATTGTGGCCTCGTAGACCAGATAGAGTTGACTCTCACCGTAGTTGTCCATGACTGATGCTTCGTTCTTGAAGTTTGTGTAGTCGATGTCTCTTGCCAAGTCAGCCGAGAGATCTACCCAATCTTCCCTGGTCATCCTGATTCTGAATGGATAGTCGGTACCTGTTCCCTCTTCTATTGGGAACAACTCTTCATTTTTAATGAATTGATTGCGAAGATTCTTCAGGTGCTGAAGGCTTCTGCTACGGACAACCAGATTCCTTTCGGGATAGGTTCCCTTTTCTGTCTGCCCCCAGTCGATAGGCTCTGCAACCACACTAAAAAATCCATGTGTCGTATAGATCCACATTAGTCTACGCTCCTTCCCTCTTTGAGATCTCTCTCATACAGTCCAGAAATTCTCCCCACTCCATCGGCCCCATTATCGTCAGCGCCACCTTGTTGAGGTCAAATTTATAGGCTTCCCCGTTGTGAGTGAAGGCGACCGTCATCTCCTGCTCAGATTGCAGAACCAATTCAAATTTGTCGGAGTTGTTTCCGCTGTTGCTGCCATTATGACTATCATCAACTCTGACAGTCATGAAGCAACCCGGATCGTATGTGGTTCTCATTCTCTTGTCTCCTTGTTTTTATCGTCCATTTGAAGTTTCCAGTTACGCTCTATCTTCGACTCTCTCATGGCTTTGGTTAAAGCGTCGTAGATTGCGCGTAGACGTTCCTTTGCTTACTGATTCCAGTACCCATAGACACATCGGGTACCGTCGCGACTGCAATCATGGGTATCGTGGAGAACCCCATCGATGACTGCTGCAAAATGTTTTGAGACATTGCAGATGATGCGTCCACTCGGAAGTTCATCTTCCCTCAAGTGAACCCTGCATCCTGATCCGATAAACATCGTTGGTGTCCATTGCCAGCCCAGATGTTTGAAGACCTTGTGCGCTGTCACTGTATGGTACCCGGTGCGAGCGTTTGACTTTCCTCTTCTCTGCTTGCTGGGCTTTTCTTCCTTTGCAAATCTGTTCGCCAGATCGTAGGCGTCCTGGTACGGAAGCTCGGCGGCTATCGCCAAGGCTCGGACAAAGCAATCTCCTGTCTGTCCTTTGTAGCCTGCATCTTCTCTCCCTCCATCATCGACCTCAAATGAAATCATGGGCTTACCTCCTATGAAATAGAGCATAGCACAGGCCCGCACCCATGTCAACCCCCTGTATCACCCATCCTTGGCCGCTGCTACTATTTTGCGTCCGTTGACCTTCAGGATCTGATCGTTGTAGCCCCAGATTCTCTGCCCTCCGCTCATCTCACCATCGAACCCTGGCCTACCGTTCTTAACTTCCTCGTAGACTCCGGTGATAGTGACCTCGCGGATCGGTCCTCCCCACGTAGCGTATTCGACTGTGTCTCCTTCTTTCACCATTACTTCTCCTTCTCTTTACGGATTTTGCGGAGGGCTTTGACAATGAAATTCCTGCATGAAAAGATGATTGTTTCTATCTGCTCTCGGATTTTATCATCGACTCGGGGTTGTATTTCCTCCCACATACGCTCTATCTCTGAGAGAGATTCTTCCATGGTCTTGATGGCAAGTCTTGTGTCGGTAAATAGAGCGGATGATCCTTGCTTTTCTTTCTTGAGGGTCTCAATTAGATTTCTTTTTGATTGGATCCTTGAGTTTATACCTTGAACTGCATCGTCCCATTGTTCCAGCGAGAAATCCGATCCGGCCCACATCATCTTGTAGGTTTCCTGCAACAATGTCTTGTCCAATAGCATGCGAAGCATATCCCTCTCTTCTTGTTCTTTATCTAGACAGAATGTAATCTTTGCCATATTCAATAATCTCCTATGTTCTTACCAAGATTGTTCTTCCGTAGGTCGGGGTTCTTCCCTGGCCTTTAACATCAACCCAGAGAACTGGGATACCCGGATCTTCGGGGAATGACATTTCCATGTCGGTGATGACGATGATGCCAGTCACATCGGGTGCGTTCTCCGCAATCCAATCGAACGCGGGCCTGACATTGGTTCCTCCATAGCCCCGTCGAGTGGCATCCTCTTCTGTGAACTCAACGCCATGTTCGAACTCTGCGACCTCTCCCAGCAGATGGCTGTCAAAGTGCATCACATAAGTTTTACTAGGCTCATAGAAGTTGATTAGAGAGCCTGTCTCGTTGAGTGCCAAGTTGACTCGATCCTCATCCATGGAGTAGGATTCGTCGAGTGCTACTGCCAGAGAGCCGATCCCTTCCTGCTCGGTGCTTGGCATGAAGATTCCAGCGGATGCGAATCTCCGATTCGGTCGCTTCCAGTTCTGGATCGAGGATTCCCCAAGATTCGAGGAGACGAAATCTGTCAACTCTTCTCGCCAGTCTATCTTCCCTGCCTGGATGGTTTTCCGGATCGTCTCTTCGAGTTCGACCGAGATCTTTCCGACTGCTTTTGCAGCAGCCATGTCGATCTCGAATTCAATACTTTCGCTGGTTTCCGCTTCTTCCAATTCAGTTTTAGAAAGAGTCGCTCCCGCAGGGCCAGGGAGTGGTTCGAAATCTCCCCACTCAGAGACCGGCGGAAGGGAGTATCCCTCCATGTCTATAACTTGATCGTCCTGCATTTCGGTCGGCTCGCTGGGGCTTTGCTCTCCCTCTCCCTCTCCCTCTCCCTCTCCCTCTCCCTTTTCAGGGCTCTGCCCTCTGGCTTTCTCAGCCATCCGGATTCGATAGATATCTTCGAAGGCCATCCCCTCAAATCTTGGGGAGTAAATTGCACCGGGAAGGAGATCGAACCCGGCTTTCGCCAGCATGTGATTGACCTCTTCATCAGCAGACTCGGCTTCCACCTCGGGATCCAACCCAGGTCCGATTCTAATGTGGTGCCTGAGCAACGGGTGACCTAGCTCATGGGCTTGGAGGAAATGTGCTTCCGATAGGCTCAGCGCTGCCAAAAACTGAGGGTTGTACCGAATCACCAATCCATTGGTGCAAGCGGTCTCGATGGTCGGATCGAGGTGCTGCTCCATTCGGAGGACATTTCTCCCGAAGAGGGGGTGATCCAACATCATCCATCGATTCATGACTTCGAGCTTGTCCTTCAGATCCTTGACCGTGATGTTTTCTGTGGACAGGAGAGTCATTAGTTATACCCTCCAAGCGTTTCTTGAAGACTTTCGAGCAGGGAGTCGGCATCCTTCTTCACCTTCTCTCGGGTCGAATCGTTTGCCTTGAGATCTGGTGCCGATACCGCAGTCAACTTGCTTTTTATTTTGGCTGCCATTTCATCCAGCTTCGCGTCGTTGGTGAGATTTAGAGTCGGAAGAAGATCACAAAGTTCTTCCAGGTGATCGACCGCAGTCGCGTGGAAGCCGTGATGCGTCTTCCCCTCCTCATCGACATAGTATTGGTGAAGCGATTTCGAGAGTCGCTTGACTCCTTCGTAAAGTCTTTCCCAAGTGGAAGCGACCGCTCGATCCAGAGCCTTGAGGAGGTTCTCCTCCACTACCTTGATTTCATCCTCGCTTAGGACCACCCGCAGGTCATCGGTATTTTCAATACTCTGGGGATCAATCGGATCCAGAGAGAATGAAGCGATGAAGGCTTCGACCGGGGGAATGTCCTCCCTTTCGAAGAGATCTCCGTTCGCAATTCTTTGCCCTGCGATCATGGCGTCGTAGCCCTTGGCCACTGCTTTAACTACCTCGGTGTGTCGAGCTTTGCAGTCTCTGAATTTTGCTTGGTATGCAGGGACGAAATCGATTCCGATCAGGCCAGTGCCATCCGGGCCTCGATCCCAGGGGACCGTGTTCTCCCTGTGGTATTTGTACATTTCCCTGGTCACCTTCCCGATGGGGTTGATGAATGCCAGGGGAATTACTCGGCGATAGAAATCGCCAGCCTTTCGAGCATCGAAGATTCCATTGACGGCATCGGTCGCCCGCTGATCTTTCACCTTGGTCTTGATGCTGGAGGTCTTAATGCCTATGAGCATCGCCCGTTCTCGAAGTTCCATCGCCATGTTGTTTTCTCCTATGACCCTATCTTACCCCATCCCGGGGGTGTTGTCAACCCTGAACAGATTTGAGTTTTTCTCAATCCACTCGATGAACGGCATCGTCTTGTGTGCGGAGTTGGGATTGATCGTTCCGAAGTCGGTTCCAAATATTGCTCGGAAGCAATCGTCTTTGAACCTATCCACGTAGATCAGGGCGTTTTTTATATCGTCCCTCCCCACGTTTTTCTGCAAGGCAGCAATCGTCGCAAACTTAACATCGACCCTGTCAGGAACCGGAACCCCCTCTGGATTCGCAAGGATCTCCGGAATCGCGGGGATCAGATCGAAGAGGGCCAGAAATCCAATCAACTGGGCTGCGTCGATTTCTCCGATGGTTCCCTTCGCGGCTCTGAAGGCCCGTTGAGAATCCGAATCGTATCGGGGAGTCTGGTAGCTATCTTTCCCTCCAACATCTGCGGTTGCAGTGACTCGGTATTTATTTGCGACAAGGATATCGGAGAAGGCTGCAAGGGATCGAGGCGAGGATTGCGGGCCGTCGATCATACCATCCCATTCGGTGAGCAATTCGGGAAGGTAGTTGGTTGCCGCTATGATTCTGTAGTCTACCCCGTGAGCGCGAGCCCATTCCTGCCAGTCCTTGGGATCGGTTTCGAAATCGACCTGCGTAAACCGATTGCCGAATGAGGAGGGCATTCTCTTGACCCCGCAGCCATCAGTTTTGCGATTGCCAGTCGCGACGATGTAAACATCGTGAGGCAATATGTAGTCTCCAAGCCTCCGCTCCTGGCAAAGTTGGAACAAAGCGTAATGGTGAGCCTGGGGAGCGTTTGGGATCTCTTCGATCAGCAAGATTCCCGGTCCAGTCTTAGGCAGGAACTCCGGCATCAGCCAAGTAGTAGTTTTGTTGGCCACATCGGGAAATGGATATCCCCTGTAGTCGATGGGGTCCATGTAACAGGGGCGCAGATCGGTGAGGGATAATTCTGAGACAGGTACTCTCAGGAATTCTGCCAATCCCTCCATGACCGGGCCAGCTACGGTTTCGCTCTTCCCGCCTCCGGGTGGCCCGATCACGAGCGCGTTATGACCACCTCGCAATGTGTCGAGGATCGTAGTGATGCTGTCCTTTGTTCTTCCCATCGAAATCACCTCCCAATGATTTGTTCAAATTGATTGTAGCATCTGGTCAGGGGTACGTCAACCCCTGGCCTTACCCTCCATTACGGAGTTGGTCTGAACTTCTCCAAACCTCGGAGAATCGAGTCATATAGACCCATCGCGAGGGTGGTGCTGGCGCTCCCCCCCTCATCTGGACGAAGTTCTCATACTTATAGGGATTGTAGATAACCTCCTCCCAGTTGAAGGGCTTCTCTTGAGCAGTTCTGCGAACCTTCCCCAGTCCCGCGGTCCCATCGAAGCTCACATCGTCGAGGCTGGCTGCGGTAACGAATGCGTGGACGTTCTTTCTGCCCTCCGCGAGAACTCGCTTCCTACCCGCCTCGGACACTTGGAACTTGGCATTGCGGACAAGCACCTCCTCGGGGTGAGCAATCACCTTCCCTCTATGCTTGACACTCCAGGTGCGCGTTCTGAGATTTCTGTAGACATAGACTCGTGCCATGATTTCTATGCCTCCCCTTTTCTCAACGCTTCTAGCGGAGTTGGTCTGAAGTATCGATCTCTTTCGATAGGCAATCCGAGAGATCCTCTGACCTTCTGGATTTCTTTGAGACTGAAGTATCCCAGTTCAGTTTCGGACCCCCAACTCGTCGCTTTTACCAACCCGAAAAATGTATCTTCTCCGTCGAACTCGGTTGCATACCATGTCCAGTTACCGTCCGGCGTGAAGAACTTCACTACCGCAACTGCCTTTTCCCCCTCACCGTCAGTGGTGTAAAGGGCAGGCAATGCTTTTCTGTTGGCCTTCGTTAGTAGCATCATATTTTTTCCTCCGATGCAATCAGTATAGCACATGGTTGGGGCATGTCAACCCCTGTCCTGGGGTGGTATGTCTATGCTTCCTCCTGCCACTTTATGCCTCCAGTGGCATGGATTATTGATTTCACTTCTCCCATATCTGAAGATCTATTCCTCCCTTTCCCACCGAACTAGGTGGCTACCTTCTCGGATAGATTCCTGTGTCTCGCATTGGAATTCGTATTCGAGGTCGGGGTCATGATCATCCTCGATTGTTGGGGCGAGGATCGCCTTGCGTTCGCGGTCGCTCATTGCCTCGATTTGTTCTCGCAACTGTCTGGCTGCGAGATGCAGCCGGTAAGCCTCACCAGTGGATTTCGATTGTTGGTTCAGTTTGAAGAAAGCCGTGTCTGCTTCTTTCGCAGATTCACAGGCTCGTTCCAATGCTCGAAGCCTTCGGATAGCTTTAGTTTCTGCGTAGTTCCTCGCGTTCATATTCATGACTCTTCCTCCTGTTCTATGCCTCCAGGGGCATGGGATTATTCCAAGGTGAGATATACGCCCGGTCATAACCCTTCAGGGCAAGTCGCCCCATTAGGGTATTATCAACTCCAAGGAAGCCCGTATTTCGAAGCGCAGACCGGGCCATATCCCAACTCGATGGATCTTCGGTCATCTCCCTCACCCACTGGGGTCCGACAGAAAACGCATCGTCCGCTCGACTTCCCTTCGCTTGTCGCGAAGGCGACCGGGTCGGCATTGAACGCCTCCACCGCTGCGATCACCTCCGGAGTGGCGATTCTGGTGGGCGAGAATTTCCCATCGAGATCGATGCGCCCGTACCATTTGTTGTCGGGGTAGTGGCCGAGGTCGGTGACGTTGATGCTTCCGGGGATCTTTGCCCGCTCCCCTGCCCTCTGGAATTTCAGACTGGCAGTGGTGACCTTCGGAAACTTGACCTTCTCGGCAGCCCGGGTGAAGAATGCCAGAATCTCAGCGGCATCGACCACCATAGCGACCGGCTCCGAGAATTCCCTCGTATCCCCGAAGCTATCGGCCAGATTCTGAGGGGTAGAGTCTTCAAGTTTCTTGTTGAGCATCCACTCGGGGACGTAGGCATTCTCCCCCACGTACTGGATCATCGACTTCGGGAAAAAACAGCGGGTCGGCTTGCGCTTGCCGCTGACCTTTACGTCCACGCCGACGGCCTTCTCGCTCTCCCAGTCATAACTGAGAACTTCGATCATCATCGCCATTACTTGCCCTCCTCTGCCTTTGAGATTTTGTCCTCCAGCATTGCGATGAACCCGCAGCAATACTCGGGATCAGACGCAGTGCCGTACTTCAGAGCCTCTCGTAGCTCTTCGATCATTTTCTGCATGAATTCGACCGACGCTTCTTTCGCCATTGCATTTCCTCCTATGTAGAGATAGTAGCACGTACCGGGGGGCATGTCAACCCCCGGCTTGGGGTTATGCTGCTTTCTTTTTTCTCCCTTCACCACCGGGACCATGGTCGAGAATGACCCGGCCAGTGATCTTCCCCGCCTCGCCATTGCATTTGATTGGGCACGTGAGGCAGGTCAGCGTGGGGCCAGCGGGGCAGATTGCCTCGCCTTTCTCCCTCTCGGATATCTCCCCGGAGGTCCGTACCACTCTGAAGGTGGCGAACCCGGCCTCGTCAGCGGCGTGCTTCTGATCGACGGAATCGACCGATGCCATGCAGAGCCCGGTGAGGTCGGATCCGGTGTCGGACCATCGATGGGTGTAGCCGGTCCACTCCTCCGCAGTGTCGGCGAGTGACGCCCAGATATGGCGCGGAACGGCCCCAGGATCCCCGTAGGCTCCGAAACGGACCATATCGCCAGCGACTACAGCAGCAGCATCGGCCAGCCCTAGGCGGGGATATGAGCCCCGCTTGTAAGCTTTCCAAATGCCTAGCGGGGCCTGCCCTACATTGACATAGCAGGTAGCTTCGGGCTCCTCGCCGGTCAGCTTGGCTATCTTTCTGAGATAGGGTCTGTGCGGACAGTCTCCGCAAATAGAATCGTCCATGCCCTCGCGTACTGCTTCCACCGGGTCAATATCAGCCCGGAGGATCCAAGTCTGATGGATATCGTCCGTCTTATCGTTGTCGGACCCGTAGGTCATAATGACCACTATCGGAGCGCCATCGATGAGACTGGCACCTTCCCACAGGATCGATCCCGAAGAGACCGGGATTCCTAGCTTGCGGTGGACCCGTTTCGCCCTAGTGATTCCCTTTACCATTGCTCACTCCCTTCTGGCCATTGCTGCCAAATTGCGTGGAATAACGTGTAGATATCGTCGATGGTTCGGGCGATTGATCCGGAGTATCTCAGCATGCGCTCACCTCTTCTATCGTGATTCCGGCCCTGTTAGCCCATGCTTTCAACTCTTTGACGGCTCCGGTCCAGGTGGTGATTTCGTAGTCTCCGGTCCACACCTCTTCGAATTCCATCCCCCCTTTAAAGTACCCGCAGACCAGCACATTCGAATCCTCTTCGAACGTGCCCCAACAGTCTATTCCCTGGATTGTGACCCTTCCGCTCATTACTGTATCCTCCAATTGGGGTTGCTTGCTTGCTTTGGGGATAGCTTACCCCGTTCATACCCCCATTGTCAATAGGTTACTGTTAGAAATCTTATAGAAGGGACATTTTAAGAATGCCAGAGAAGCCTAAGCCTACGAAAAAACAAAGGGATTTCGCCTCGAAGGTAATCGAAGGAGCTTCGCAGGCCGACGCCTACCGGGAGGCCTACGACGCCGAAGGCTCGAAGCCCACCACAATTAGAAGGGAAGCGCACCGGGTGGCGTCGAACCCCACTGTCGCCACAATGGTAACCGAGGGAATCGAACGTGAGGGGAGGCTAGCGGCCCGTGACCTGGGGAACCGAAGACGCTGGATTCTCGGCCGATTAGTCGAAGAAGCCGAAGGAGCCGAGTCAGACTCCGCCCGGGTTAGGGCACTCGAATTGCTAGCGAAGCAATCCGGACTATTCGAGAATGAAGCGGATAGAGCCGAGAAGAGAGCTAGCGCGAGTGAGGATGCGCTCACCGCTGAACTAGAGGCCCGTCTAGCTATCCTTCTGCCTGGGGTGGGAGCCTTGGATATCGAGCCAGAACCGGAGGAATAGAAGGCCCCCCCACCCCCCTGTGAGCGATGGCCTGCGTCGCGCTGCACTTTACACTGTGATCTCCTCAAACTATCACACCCTTTTCGTACCTATTAAACCCCCCCAGGGATATCTATTATCCAGATGTTCCACATGGAACACCCCCCTATATTTTATGAGAAATTACATCTACAAATTTTCTACAAATTTTTTGGCAACCTAACCCTTGGCTTTTATAAGTATTTTCCATATGCGGAAATTTAGTTACTTGACAGCCATCTAAATCCCCTATAGGTACCTATAGGGATATGCGCTTATGTCTTATAAGAATTCTATAAGCATCTACCGCCTCCCTTTGGGGTCGGCGGTTTATATAGGCAGTAGGTAGCTATAGTTATAGGTACCTATAGGGGAACTAATGGCTGTCGAGAAGAAGAAAGATGAGAACGACCTTATTGCGATGAGAGAGATCCGTAATCATGAGGGTGGTACATGGGTTGCCTTTACTGATGATGGCCAATGGGATGTTACCTCCAGATCCTATGATCCTCGTGGAGGTACTCATCTCATGAAATATCCAGACACTAGAGGCTTTATGACTGTCGGATATGGTCATCGTGTTCTTCCTGGTGAGGAATTTCCAGATCGCATGACGCCTGATGAGGCCGAGGAGCTTTTCCAGAAGGACTACTGGAAACACAAGGAGAAGGCATCCAAAACCCCTGGTTGGGACAAGGCATCTCCTCGTCAAAGACGAGCCATGATCAACCTCACATTCAACATGGGGGGTGATTGGCACAAGAAATGGCCCGCATTTACAGAGGCTGCAAATAAGGGTGATTTCGAAAAAGCTGCCGCAGAACTGGTAGATAGCGATTGGTACGATCAGGTTAAAACCAGGGCAGATGACGTAGTGAGTCTCATGCGGCCAGAGGAAACCGAAGAACTGGCTATAGGATATCTAGGTGGCGGGATAATCCGAGATAACTACGGAAGAAAGCTGATATAGCTTCCGGATATATCCAGAACAATCAAAAGCCCCTAGACCTCACTGGATCTAGGGACTTTTTCATGCCCTGTGAGGAGGGGGTCTTCTAGAATGACCTCCTCCCCAACTCGTTGGAATGGAAGGAGATTCCTATGCAGGAACCTCTTCCGGGGCGTCTTCGGGGAGTGGCATCACCGGAAGATCGATATCCTTTCGGACCTCGTACATAACCTTGCTGTACCCGAACTGAGAGGCGTACTGAACCAGTCTCTCTGAGTGCGTCACAAACTCAACAGCGTTGCACCCATTGTTAATAGCCAGAGTCTCTATGGCTTCCTGGGCCAATGTCGCACCCTCTTCTTTCGGGGACCAAGCAATCCAGATAAAGAGGATCTTGTCCTTACCACTCTGGGAGATCTTGGCAATGAAGAAGGATTCACCTGGGGGGACACCCTCTTCACAGAAGATTGCCGATTCCCCCTTTGAGCATGAACTGTAGATATCTTCAGGTCTCCAGTCCGTCCATGGCATCTTGGATCGAATATCTTCAATGGCTGGACGGATATCGTCCCATACGTCCTGTATGGAGACATTGGTCAACATATCTGTATTCCCTTCGTCTGTGGGCCATAAGGCCCGTTATGTTTTATAAAAAACTCCCCTTGACAAAAAAGTCAAGTACCCCCTATCATGATGATGGGTTTTTACATCGAAGGCGCGGAGCGTCTCTCTAAGTATAGACCCTAATGGCGCTCCTTGGTTTGATCAGCCGGGTTGAGCGCCAAATCTTTGGGGGGAGAGATTGGCAGCACCGAACATATCGGGAATGTCAAACGAAGAGAAGCGGGATCTTCTGGACATCATGGATAGGATTGAGGAAATCCGACTCCACAAAGGTGCCAGAGATAGCTTCATCAACTTCGTAAAACTGGTCTGGCCTTCTTTTATAGAAGGCGCACACCACAAGATAATGGGTGAAGCCTTCGAAAAGGTCGTATCCGGCGAAATCAATCGCCTCATTATCAATATGGCTCCTCGCCACACGAAGTCAGAGTTCGCGTCCTTCTTATTACCAGCATGGTTCTTAGGGAACTACCCGGATAAGAAGGTGATTCAGACAGCCCATACAGCAGAACTGGCAGTGGGCTTTGGACGTAAGGTTAGAAATCTATTCGAATCCGATGAATTCAGGAAGGTATTCCCAGGAGTTTCCCTGAGATCGGATTCAAAAGCTGCGGGTCGGTGGAATACAAACCATGGGGGGGAGTATTTCGCGATTGGGGTTGGAGGTGCTGTAACGGGGAAGGGTGCGGACATCCTCATTATCGATGATCCGCACTCCGAACAGGAAGCACAATTGGGGGATGCGACCGTCTTCGACAGAGTATACGAATGGTATACCTCTGGTCCTCGTCAGCGCCTCCAACCGGGCGGAAAGATCATTCAAGTCGCCACTCGATGGTCTCAACGAGACCTGACCGGTCAACTGCTCAAAGCAGTGGCCGAAAGAGATGGCATGGATGAATGGGAAGTCATTGAGTTCCCGGCCATCCTTCCTTCAGGAAATCCAGTTTGGCCAGAGTTCTGGTCTCTCGAAGAACTCACCAAGGTTAAGAACGAATTACCAGCGGCTAAATGGTCCGCTCAGTACCAACAGGATCCAAGCGCAGATGAGTCAGCCATCATCAAAAGAGAATGGTGGCGTAAGTGGGAAGAAACAGAACCACCCCCCTGTGACTTCATTATCCAGTCATGGGATACGGCATTTCTGAAAACACAACGAGCAGATTACTCAGCCTGTACTACATGGGGGGTTTTCTATTCAGATCAGACCCATGATGGGCAACTCAGGCCAAGCCTCATATTGCTCAATGCTTTTCAGGAACGGTTGGAGTTTCCAGATCTAAAAAGAAGAGCCTTCGAGGAATACCATAAATGGCAACCCGATGCGTGCATCGTTGAAGCCAAGGCTGCGGGAACTCCCCTGATCTTTGAAATGAGAGAAATAGGTATCCCGGTCTCTGAATATGTTCCCTCTAAAGGTAACGATAAAGTAGCCAGAGTAAACGCAGTTGCAGATCTGTTCTCATCGGGTGTGATCTGGGCTCCGAATAAAAGGTTTTCCGAAGAAGTGATCGAACAGTTCGCTGGTTTTCCAGGGGCAGCAGCCCATGATGATCTAGTGGACTCATCCACACAGGCAATCATTCGCTTTAGGCAGGGTGGTTTTATCCCAATCCATAGCGATGAGGCTAGAGATTATGTTCCTAAAATGGCGTATTCGCCTTATTAGAGAAGCCAATGTCATTTGATTCTTCCTTAGATCCCAATAGACCCGATATCAACTCTGCTTCCAAGATGGAAGAAGCTGTTGAGATTGAGATCATTCCCGAAGAGAACGAGGAAGGAGTCCTCATCCAATTCGGAGAAGATCAAAAGGAAGAGATTCCTTTCGGTGCCAATCTGGCAGAACATTGCGATGAGGGATGCCTACAGGAAATATCCAGTGAATTGCAGGGTCTTTGTAAAGCTGACAAGAATTCCAGGAAAGACTGGGAAGACACCTATGTAAAAGGTCTCGGTCAACTAGGAATGAAGATCGAAGACAGAACTACTCCCTGGCCCGGAGCTTGTGGTGTATCCCATCCCGTATTGACCGAATCGGTTGTTCGTTTCCAAGCACAGACCATATCCGAGATCTTTCCGAATTCCGGTCCAGTCAAAGCAAAGATTGTTGGGAAATCTACCACTGAGAAGGAAAAGCAAGCCATACGTGTTCAGGAGTATATGAATTACCTGATCACCGAGGACATGCCTGAGTACCGATCAGAGACCGAGAAGATGCTCTTCAACCTAGCCCTAGCTGGGAGTGCCTTCAAGAAGGTCTATTGGCATGAAGCAATGGGCAGACCCTGCGCCATGTTTGTCCCCGCTGAAGATCTTATCGTTTCCTATGGGTCTCCTTCGCTCGAAATGGCAGAGCGTGTAACCCATGTCATGAAGAAGACCCCTAACGAGATTAGGAAACTTCAAGTGGCTGAGTTCTACCGAGATGTAGACCTCTCCGAGAGTGCAGACAACTATAGTGATATCCAGGAGAAGTACGATGAACTCACTGGGGATTCACCGTCTTATGATGCAGACAATCGCTATACGCTTTATGAGATCAGTGCAGATCTAGATATCACTGGTTTTGAAGACACCAAAGATGGAGAGCCTACTGGGATCGCTCTTCCGTATATCATCACGATAGATACTGGAAGTAGCCATGTTCTCTCTATTCGAAGGAACTGGTTAGAGGACGATCAGTTCAAGAACAAGAGGGACCATTTCGTTCATTACGAATATCTCCCAGGCATGGGGTTCTATGGCTTTGGATTGGTTCACCTGATAGGGGGTATCGCGAAATCAGCGACTTCACTACTCAGGCAGTTGGTCGATGCGGGAACCCTTGCAAACCTACCCGGTGGTCTCAAGGCACGTGGGCTCAGGATGAAAGGTGATGACTCACCGATTATGCCTGGAGAGTTTAGAGATGTGGATGTGCCCGGTGGTGCGATACGAGACAACATCACGTTCCTTCCTTACAAGGAACCGTCCAACGTATTGCATCAACTTCTTCAGAACATAGTCGAAGAAGGCAGGCGATTCGCCTCCATTACTGACATGAAGATATCTGACATGAACCAACAGGCTCCTGTCGGAACCACGCTCGCCATCATAGAGCGGTCCATGAAGGTAATGAATGCCATTCAAGCACGTATTCATTATGCGATGAAGAAAGAGTTCAGGATTCTTTCTACCATCGTAAAAGATTACATGCCAGAAGACTATGAGTGGGAAGTCGATGGAGTCGAGGATTCCCTAAAGGTATCTGATTTTGATGCCAAGGTGGATGTGATCCCGGTATCCGATCCCAACTCATCAACCATGGCCCAGAGAATCATGCAGTATCAGGCCGCATTGCAGTTGGCTTCTACTGCTCCACAGCTTTACAACTTGTCTGAACTCCACAGGCAGATGCTTGAAGTTCTAGGCATTCCGGATGCAGATGAAATCGTTCCTACGGATGATGATGTAAAGGCATTGGATCCTGTATCCGAAAACATGAACATCATGAAGACAGATCCAGTGATGGCATTCATCTGGCAGGATCATGAAGCTCATATCCAATGTCATGTAGATGCGGCACAAGATCCGAAGATGCTTGAGATTATCCAGAAGTCTCCGAAGGCCAAGCAGATAGAAGCCGCAATGGCCGCACATATCCTTGAACATCTTGGCTTCAAGTACCGGAGAGAGATCGAGAAGGAAATGGGCGTGGAGCTTCCGCCCCCGGATGTTCCGTTGCCTGAAGATGTAGAGGCTCGGTTGTCTGCTCTTGTGGCTGAGGCTGGGAGTCGATTGCTTGGACGGGACATTGCTGAAGAACGTCTCAAAGAGCAGATAGAACAGCAAGAGGATCCGATCTTGCAACAGCAGAAGCGTGAGTTGGACATCAAGGAAGCTGAGTCCGAGTCCAGGATCAAGACCGATGCGGCCAGGATTGCTGCCGATCTTGAAAAGGTCAGGATCAGAGATGAGACTGAGCGCAGGAAGATTGCTTCACAAGAATTTATTTCCGGAGTTCAAGCGGGTACCGAGTACAAGAAAGAAGAATCGGACTCTGCCCGTAAGGACAAGGAAAGGGCAGACAAAGAGCTTATAGATGGCTTGAAATTCGGGGCCAAGATGGTTGAGACTTCCCGCAAGGCTTCTGAGCAGTCAAAGAAGGAATAGCCAGTGGGAATGAGCATCTCCGCATTGTTTATATCCAAGGTCGAAGAGGAGATAAGCAATCGTTTAGAAGATCTTGGTTCAGGTTCAGCTAGTGATTTTCCGGATTACAAATACCGGGTTGGATATATGGAAGGTTTGACATTCTCCAAGACTGAGTTCTTGGACATTCTCAGTAAGATAGAAAGAGACGGGTGATCGTCCGTAAGGACGCAGGGGTAACGGTCACACCCCTTCAAGTGACTGTAATCAGTGGAAACACTGCAAGGGATGTTAATGAGCGCAACTGCTGAAAGTGAATCATCAGAGGAGATTGAGGAGTATCACACGATCTTGAAGAATGCTGGTGACAGGCTTCCCAAGCCACAAGGCTGGAAGCTTCTCATTGCTCTTCCAAAAGCAGATTCAAAGACTGAAGGTGGAATATACAAACCACAGGACGTACTCAATTATGAGGAAGTGGGTTCCATCGTTGGACTTGTTTTGAAGATGGGAGATTTGGCATTCAAGGATCAAAAGAAGTTTCCGTCTGGAAAATGGTGTCATCCCGGTGATTACATCATCATGAGATCCTATTCCGGAACCAGGATTCAAGTGGGCAGTCAGGAATTTCGATTGATCAATGATGATACCGTGGAAGCTATTGTTGATGATCCTAGAGGGGTCATGAAGATACTATGAGTGAAATACATGAGAATGAAGATTCTTCTGGAATTGAGGTAAATGTTGTAGAAGATGAGCATGTTTATGATTCTGATGAGCAAGTCTCATCTGCAAAACCCGGTTCGAACGAAGAAGAACTGCGAAACATTAGCAAGTCAGTTCAAAAGCGTATTAACAAGCTCAAGTATGATTTTCATGAAGAGAGGAGAAGGAAGGAGTCTGCTACCAAGATGCAAGAAGAGGCTGTTCGGTATGCAAAGAATGTTTCCGATGAAAACAGACAGCTTCGCGAATTGGTAAATAGAGGTGAGCAGGTTCTTATAGACGAGGTAAAGAGTAGGACTGAGACGGATTTGATGGCTGCTAAGAAAGCAGTCGAACAAGCCCATGAAGATGGGGATTCGTCCACCATCGCAGATGCTCAAGAGCTTCTTTCGAAAGCTTCTTATGATGCCAAGAAGGCACTTGAGTATTCTCCAGTTACACAATCACAGACATCTATTCCTGATCCATCTGTGACCGATAGTCCTGCTCAAATACCCGCAGAAAGACCTCCTGCCGATCCAAAGGCATTGGAGTGGTCAAATCGTAATGGTTGGTTTGGCAAGGATCGAGAGATGACTGCTTTTGCCTACGCAGTTCATGAGTCAATCGTAGGTGAAGAGAACATCGATCCCCGGTCAAGTCAATACTACGCAAGGATAGACAGCAAGATGCGGGAAAGGTTTCCCGAAAAGTTCGGAGAGGTTCCTTCGGTTCAGGAGGAATCGGAGGAAGTAGTACTTCGTCCAGATGGGGCTCTCCGAAAACCTTCGACGGTGGTGGCACCAGCGACTAGGAATAATGGTGCCAATCCGCGCAAAGTCCAATTGACGAAGACTCAGGTTGCTCTCGCAAAGCGGCTGGGTGTAACTCCTGAACAGTATGCCATACAGGTTTTGGCCTTGGAGCAAGCTAATGGTTGATGAAATCAACGAAGAGGAACAGGATCCTCGCGTAAAAAGGGATCATTCGACGAGAGAGTTGGATACCCGTGAAGAAACATGGAAGCCGCCGAGTGTTTTGCCGGTTCCAGATCCTCAAGATGGATGGATGTTCCGATGGGTCCGTGTCTCCATGCGTGGAGATTCTGACAATACGAACGTGTCCAAAAGATTTAGAGAGGGTTGGGTAGCGGTCAAGCTTGAAGATCATCCGGAATTGAAGCTCTTGTCTGATATCGATAATCGATTTGACGGGGCTGCTGTTGTGGGTGGTTTGATGCTTTGCAAGATTCCTGTTGAAAGACACAGGGCGAAAGCTAAGTACGTTTCGGGTGAAGCAAAAGAGCAGATGCTTGCGGTGGACAACAATTATATGCGAGAAGAAGATGCGAGGATGCCGATGCTCCCTACGGAGCGAAGTTCTCGCGTGACCTTTGGCGACGGCTCTTAGGAGAAATTCTCCTATTCGGGCCATAGCCTGAAGAAATTTGGAGAAAAGATATGGCTGCTTATGGAATGGTTCCTATGCAGATGGCAGGGTCATCTTACATGACCGGTGGCTTCGACCAGTTTGCTATCACGCTACTCACAGCGGTTGATATTTTCTACGGTGATCTGGTTAGGTTCGATGCTGCTACCGGTACTGTAATTAGGGGCGTAGCACCCGTTGCTGCGACACCGGCCTTGGGCGTTTTTGTTGGCTGTCGGTATGTCAATGAAAGTAATGAGCAAAAGTATGCACAGCACTATGTAGGTAGTAGTGTCGCGGGCAATAGGAAAGAAGCCTATGCGTATGTGGTTACGGATCCTGATGTTGTTTTCAAGATTCAGGGTCAGTACAGTACGGCTGCGGCATTTGCTCAGGCAGAAATTGGTCAAATTGTCAATCCGACAGTTGCTGCTGGTTCTACAACGACCGGACTTTCCGGAAATTATGTAGATCTAGATGATGCTGGTGCGGATTCAAAAGCTCTTCGTGTCATCGGTCTTGTTGAGAACGGTTCGAACGAGGCTCCTGCTGGAGGTACCAGCACCACTTACGATATTCTCGTCAAGTGGAATCCGGTTGTTACTGTTTATGGTAGCAATTCAACTGCTGCTTGAAGGGGAGTAATTGTAATGGCTATTTCAAGAGCGCAAATGCTCAAAGAGTTGCTCCCTGGTCTCAATGCGTTGTTTGGCTTGACCTACAAGTCCTACGATGATGAGAGCAAGGAGATCTACGAAACTGAATCCTCAGATCGAGCCTTTGAAGAAGAGGTTCTTTTGTCTGGATTCGGACAGGCTCCTGTGAAGCCGGAAGGTTCGGCAATCACATACGATACCGCCCAGGAAGCCTGGACGGCGCGATATACGCATGAGACGGTAGCGATGGGTTTCGCTATCACCGAAGAAGCAATCGAAGATAATCTCTACGATTCGCTTTCTGCCAGATACACTAAGGCTCTGGCACGTGCTATGTCGTACACGAAGCAAATCAAGTCAGCTTACCCGCTCAATCAGGGTTTGCCGACAGTTGATAACTTCGACAGTGGGGATGCGGTTTCTTTGTTCAACACATCGCATCCACGTATTGATGGAGGAGTTAATGCCAATACTCCTGCAACCCAGACCGATCTCAATGAGACCGCTCTGGAGCAGGCAGTGATTGACATTGCGGACTTCCGAGACCAGCGCGGTCTGAAGATCGCCGCTCGTCCCCGGAAGCTCATCATTGCTCCGGACAATACGTTCGTCGCGACACGCATCCTTGACTCGGAACTACGAGCAGGAACTGCGGATAACGATGTCAACGCACTGAGGACGAATGGGTCCATTCCTGAAGGGTGGCGCGTTAACCACTTCATCACGGATGTAGACGCATGGTATATCGTTACGGATGTTCCTAACGGTATGAAACACTTCACCCGTGCGCCGCTTACGACTTCGATGGATTCTGATTTTGATACTTCGAATAGTCGTTTCAAGGCGAGGGAGAGATTCTCCTTTGGGGTGAGCGATCCTTTGGGTATGTATGCTTCGGAAGGAATCTAGATCTTTACCGAAACAATCATATTGATTGGACACAATGAGGGGGAGAGGACAATGGGTTCTCTCCCCTTTTCATTTAACCAAACTCGTCAGACTTAATCAGACAGTACGCGGACTGGCGAGGTAGATGCGTACATCGAGGTGATACAAAATGGGACAAACAACCTTTAGTGGGCCGGTACGGTCTTTAGCTGGGTTTAACCCCAGTGGTTTCAATAGCGTTGTGAATGTAGCCAGTGGTGACAACACGCTAGCCCTGACGGCAGCGGATCACGGTGGGCGTCTTATTACAGTAGAAGATACTACTATGATATTCACGGTTCCTGAGATTGTCGCGACGGAGCCTTCTGACAAGACCAATCCTGACCAACTTTGCAATCTCGGACTAACATTCAGGTTCCTGTGGCTTGCCACGGGTGCGGCTGGTACTGAGATTAATTTGAGTGGTTCCGACGAGTTTATTGGGCCGATCACCATTGCGCTTGAAAGCGCACTTCAAACCCAATTTCTCGCGGAGGCTGCTGATAACTTCGCGAGCATTAATATGAATGCTACGACTACTGGTGGGATTATCGGTAGTTATGTGGAGATTACAGCAGTTGCATCCGCTCGGTGGATAGCGGCAAAGTCGCTTCTGATGGGCAGTGGTATTGCCGCTACTCCGTTCGCGATTGCGTAATCCACTAGGGGCACCTTCGGGTGCCCCTTTTCCTTATGGGTGCTTAATGGCTAATGAAAACTGGATCAAGGGTGCGATCAAGAAGCCTGGGGCTTTTAAAGCCAAGGCCAAGAAAGCTGGTATGAGTACCGGCGCGTATGCCAAGAAGGTGACTAAGCCTGGATCCAAGGCCACAACTTCCACTAAGCGTCAAGCCAACCTAGCTAAGACATTGGGTAGGATGAGGAAGAAGTAGATGAAGTCTACCGGCGTACAGAGTATGTTTTTTACTCTATATGATTTTGACCAATTTATTTCGGTTATCAAATGATCAGAAACCCTATACAGTCAAAAGCATATAGTGCCCCATCGTCTGGGACGGATACGAATATTATAAATAGCGGAGTGAATACCGCATTGCTTGGTGTCCGTATTTCTCCGTCAAGTGCGGGTGCTTATGATGCTGCCAGGGTTGTATCGTTCAAGGATAATTCCAGTGGGAATACATTGTTTGAGGCTTTCATTCTCGATGCGGCAGACAATACTGGTTTTCCAGATACCGCAATATATCTAAAGATTCCTGGCCGCGGAATAAGGTTCCCAGGAGGATTGAAATTCGACTTACTTCCAACCAGCGGTGATTATTGGGTAGACGAAATTACGGTATTTTATAGATGAGCGATATCAAGTGTTACAACAACTATGCTCTTACAACTACAGATTCGTTGCTATTGCCGGGAAGAGTTCTTCTATTGGGGATGTCGTTAACACTGGGCAATGAGACACTTGGTTCCAAAGGAGAAGTTATTTTCAGGGACGGTAGTGCCACCGGCACCGACCTGTTAAATGTTAAATATGATTACTCAAGCTGGTGTCCATATGACTCTGCGTTCATGTTGCCAGATGGAGGTATTCTTTTCCCGAATGGTGTGTTTCCTGTTTTTGGAAATACTGGTTCTGGGAAAACGATAAATGTAAGGGCAGTTACATTGCTGTACCAGGGTGGATAGTGGCTACCGTTCAATCTAAATTGTTTTACAACATAACCGAAGCATCCGCTGATGCAGATAGGCGTATAGTGGGTCGTTCGAATTTTCTTGGAATTGAGTTGATGCCAAAATATGCGCCAGGGGTGTCCGGGGTTTTAGCAATAGGCACCATACAATTGAAGGATAGTACCGATGATAATGGAACTGTCCTTTTTGAAATACCTACAGTTGCTTGCAATAAGTATATAGCGACTACTAATATTTCATTTGAAGAAGATTCTGGGTACATAGAATTCAGCAATGGTATGTACATAGATTCAACAGCAGAGACTGGCGGGATACTAATAGATCCCATGTCAGCATTCTCCATAATACTGTATTACGGAGGTCTGTCCTGATGTTGAAACTGTCTTGCGTTTATTGGGAAAATCCAGGTTCTGGAAGTTCATACTCGTCACAGGCTGTGAATGGAAGGTGCAGATTACACTCAATTGTAAGTGCGGGTGATTCGTCGAATCACACATCTATCATAGCGACATCTTCACCTATCATAGTTTTATATGACGGCAGTTCGATTTCGGGCGATTCCAAAATTAAATTTTGCGACACATTGAACTCGAATAGCAATCAGCCATATGGAGGTAATGTCGTTCTAGATATACCGGGTGGTTCCATCCTGTTTACAGAAGGTATATTCATAGATTCGTATGACGGGAATAAGGGTGTAAGCCTCATAATATCAGGTGGTTTAAGTGCGTGAAGTGACAACAGTTACAAATATTATGTCTGGAGACCTGTCGATACCTGGGAGGTGCAGGTTGCTCGGTATACAATTGGCCTGCATAGACGATGGTGGTCATGTGTGTGCAATAAATACTGACGATCTTGGTAAATGTACGATAGATCTTACGAATGGGTTAGTAGCTGGTGGGGAATCTCTATTCAAGTTTACCATACCGCTAGGAAGAAATTCTTCATTTGGTATCGGAGTAATGCCAATACCATTTATGTTTGGGTCACACTCGATACTTTTCGATGAAGGTATATTTATAAATAAATTGACAGGAACATTAGTAAACGATGAAATCGTTCCAGAAACATGCCAACTTCTAGTGTTCTACGAGGGCGCATGATGGAGGCCATCAGTCAAAACACTTTCTGGTCAGCGGTGACGTTAATCGCGACCGTATTGGGTGGTGCTTTCATATTCATCTCTTCTCATACATCTCAGCCCAAGCACGCAGAGGCTGCACATGTATCACAAGTGTCTGCCTTGGAGGTTAAAACTGAGCGTGTCGCAACGAATGTTGCGAATAACGCCAGGACTCTTGATGAAGTTAAAGTGGACATTAAAGAGCTTAGGCTTGAGCAGAGGGCAGCTTCTGTGGAAATCCTAGAAGCCATCAGGAATGGTGGAAACAGATAGCGTGAATGTATACAGAACTCATTTCGGAACTCGGATTCCCGATAGTTGCTGCAATTGCTGTAGCGGGAGCGTTCTGGTTTGTTCTGAGATTCTTGATGAATCAACTCAGTCGGGAGTTGAGAGAATCCCGCGCTGAATTTCAATCATCCCAAACAGAACAGTTATCCATACTGGTCAAGCTCATAGACCGGATAAGAGCGTTGGATGATTCCATTGCTCGTACAGAGACCATTGTTCGGATGATTCATGGACTAGAGCAAAACTGGGGTCGAGTTGGAAAATCCCAGGATGATATTGATAAGCGGAAATAATGAATGGCTATAAGCGGAACAAACTTATTTAGTCCTGATATTGCAGAGCTTACGGAAGAGGCTTTTGAGCGTGCAGGCCTGAAGTTATCCAATGGTTATGATTTAAGGACTGCTCGTCGCAGTATCGATTTCATGCTTCTCGAATGGCAGAACCGTGGGATTAATTTGTGGACTGTCGATGAAGTTGTCAGTGCGACATTGGTGAAGGGCACTGCATCCTATACGTTGGAAGACAACACGATTGCTGTAATTGAAATACTTCTAAGAGAGAACGACGGCAGTGTAAGCACCCAGACAGATTTCGATATGGGTAGGATCTCAAGAGATGTCTACTCTGGAATTCCCAATAAGCTTGTGGAAGGAAGGCCGATACAGGTATACATCGACAGGCAGGTTGAGTCAGTTGTGGCGACGGTATGGCCTGTTCCTGACGAAAGCTCCAAGTACAAGCTTGTCTACTACCGAATGCGGGCTATGTACGATGCTGGAGCGGGAGGGGCGTACAACCCAGATGTACCGAATAGATTTTGGCCAGCATTGGTTTCCGGCCTTGCGTACAGCATTGCGCTGAAGAGACCAGAGGCTGCTTCTAGGATTCAAGTTCTAAAGCAGGATTACGAGTTTCAATTCAAGATGGCTGCTGATGAGGATAGGGAGAAGGCTGCTATCAGGTTCTATCCCGGTGGTTATAATGTTCGGTAATTCGGGGAGATTCGGTGGACTTCCCTTCAGATAGTCATGCCTTTGGGTTTTGTGATCGATGTTATTTTAGATACCAACTTGAGAGTCTGAGGGAAGAGGTAGTTAACGGTAGGCGGACAGGTCTTAGGGTTTGCAGGGTTTGTTTCGATCAGGAGACACTTCAGAATGTTAAGAAGGTTATTTCCTTTGATCACAACTCAGCACTTGTGGGTGCAGTGCCAGACCAAGCTCTTGAAAGCAGCAGAGAGTTAGAGACTGACATTGTGGCGTTTTCTGCTGGAGATGTTAATCGGATAAGTTCAGAGTCTAGCGGTTCTGGTCATTATTCAGATCTATTCAAAACACTGAGATTTTCATTTATTGGTCCTGAGATCTATACGAAGACACTCGTATATACCAGTACCAAAGAAATTAACGAAGTGTGCGATTCAGTTATTCCAGGATCAGAATTTCCATTGGAGTTTACTTCTGCGAAATTAAGTGTCGGTGCTTTCGGATTTGGAAATACATATACGAATATTGGATCGTCATCGAATAATGTCCATTCAGTTTTGGTTGATTATGATGTTTCTTCAGTTACGTGGAATTCTTTTGGGTACGGTGGAGATCCAGGGGTGGATTACGATGCCTCTCCGATATCGAGCGGGACAGTAGGTAGTTATTACATAGAGTGGGATTTGACAGATCTGGTGGACTCTTGGGTCAATGAGGGCGCTAGCAATAAGGGGTTGTTTTTCCCGGATATGGGGACTTCTGTTTTAGGGACTTCTACAGCAACTGCCAATGTCAGATGGAATATCGTTGCGAGAAGGGTTATCCGATAATTATGGGTCAGCCGGTCAAGAGGCCATTTGGGTTTTGCAATAGGTGTGGCTTTAGATATCCGTTGACGCAATTGCGACATTCGTTTGTTGATCTGAAGGAGGTTGGGTTTCGGTATTGCCCTACTTGTTGGGATCCTGATCAACCGCAGAATCAACTGGGTAGGTGGCCGATTCAAGATAATCAGTCATTGAAGAATGCAAGACCTGATATGTCTTTAGAGGAGAGTAGGTTCGGTGATTCCATTAGATGGGATTTTCTGGAGAGTGCAGATTACTGGATAGGAGAAGAGTTTGGTACAGGTTCTAATCCGGTGGTTACATGGAAATCATCTTCGGAGACAATCACGTTCGAGACGAATGGTACAAACCCATCATTAGTCAGGAGCATAAGTAGCGAGGTTGTCAGTGTTGACACATCTGTATATAAGAATATTAGATCTCGCATGAAGATGAATACAAAGCCAACACCGTCAGAATCTTTGTTCGTTGATATGACATTGTTCTGGAACAGATCGACAGATATACAGGGAACATTTAGTACTGATAGGTCTTTGGCAGTTCGTCCTCCTCATTGGTTGAGCATGGGTGCTGAATGGCACACAGTTACATGGGCATTGAGGGATCATGTTGAGTGGTCAGGGATTGTTAGTGAAATGCGTTTCGAGTTTTTCAATTTCAGTTCGTTCTCTGAGTTTACCGATGCAGAGATTGAATTGGATTTCATAAGAGCAGAATCTTTTTAGGAGTATATTATGCCGAAGGTAGGTAAAAAACATTATCCCTATACGAAAAAGGGAATCCAGGATGCGAAGGTAGATGCCAGCAAGTCCGGTGAGTCTCTTGTTGGATATAAGCATGGGGGTCCGGTTCAGCCCAGTGGATTGCCAGCCCGCGTTCAGAAGCGTGTCAGAGGGGGCGGTGCGGCAACCAAGGGTTTGGGTTTCTGGGCTCCAGAGGATGAGAGTTAGGGATAGCTGTGGCTTTCACATTGGCAACACTGAAAGAAGCCGTTAACGAATATACCCAGAACACATACTGGGGAACTAGCACCACTGACCAGATGGATACTTTCATCAGGCTGGCGGAAGAGCGGATCAATTATGCCGTTCAGATCCAGAACTTCAATACCAGAGAAAAGACTGGGACAATTTTCTCTGTCAGGAAGACCTCTTCTTTGACTGGTCCGTTTGCGATCACCTCTGGCACCAAGACTCTTACAGTAACTGACGTTGCTCACGGTGCAGAAGCAGGTGATCCAATCAGACTCTCTGGGTTTACGGATCTTTTGGATACTGCTGCGGATACTGTACTTTCGTCAAATTACATCAACGGTGATCACAAAATAGTGTCCATTGCGGATGCGGACAGTTATACCGTTACAGTGTCTTCTGCTTCTACAGGTGATGTCGGATCATCGAGTGCGGACAAGGGTGGCACAGGGGATGTTGAGTATTCTTTTAATTCAACCATTACTCCGGCTGCGTCTGATTCTGGGTTTAGCTTTCTGGGTATCGCTCCAGAGATAACACCGGTCGATAGTTCTGAAATGCCTTTGGATGTTTTATGGATAGCTATGGCTCCATATACCTATGACACTCCAACTGTCACGTATACGGCAACTAATAAGTATGTGTTTCTTCTTGAGAAGGAGTACAACTTCCTTCTTGAGTATATGGAAGATGACACCACTACAGGTATTCCAAAGTACTACTCGTTCTACAATGTGACTGGTCCGAATAATTACGATCCTTCAGTTGCGACTACGCCTTCGAATGCTCCGGTTGTAGAATTTAGACCAAAGACGGCTGCGGATTCTAGTAATTCGAGGTTCGACTACAGGCTATTGTACTACTTCAATCCACCGTCACTGGTCTCTAATACCAGTGGTACGTGGTTAAGTGTGCATGGAGATGTGGCTCTTTTGTACGGGACTCTCTTCGAGGCTTATACATACTTGAAGGGTGATCATGATTTGCTTCAACTATACGAATCAAGATTCAGGGAAGCGATTCAAGGATTGGTGGTTACAGAGGGTGGTGTCTATAGGAATGAAACGTATAGAACTCCTCTACCCAGGGTCGCTGTTCAGTGACATTTATGAAACGGATTAGGATTTAACTATGGCTTCAACTTATACCAACAACCTTGCAGTGGAGTTGATTACCACTGGGGAACAGGCCGGTGCGTGGGGCACAACTACGAATGACAATTGGAAGCGGATAGAAGAATCTGTCAGTGCTTATGCGTCTATTCCGATTATAGACGAGACGGTCACGTATAACTGGACACTTGCTGACGATGTGTCTGCCTATACTGCTGCGACTACATCGACTCCCGGTTCATCAGGGAGGGCTGCATTTGTTGAGTTCACGACGGATAGTGGGACCGTGTCTACTGATCTAACGGTTACTGTACTAGGAGAGACTGCTGGGGTTTATCCGAATCGTGTGTTCTTTGTAAGGAATAGTCTATATGGAACTGCAACACTTACTCTGACTGTAGGTGGTGATGCGTCTTCCAAAGATGTTGAGATTCAGAATGGTGCTACAGCCATTGTCTATGTGAAGAAGGGTGCGACTTCTGTTGATAACATCATCAACAATGTGTTTGCCAATCTTCAGGTAGATAACTTGAACATGGTTACTGGTTCGTCAGAAATTGTTGTAAAGGATGCCGATGCAACAGCCCTTGCTATCAAGTCTTCTGGTGAGACTTTTGTTACTTTCGATTCTACCACTCCAGAGACCGATTTCGGATCAGTGGATGTTGATATAAATGGTGGCGCTATTGACGGAACCATCATCGGCGGTGCAGTCAAGGCTGCCGGTTCATTCACAACGGCTGTTACCACATCAACGATTACCGCTGGTGGGAACATCATCCTTGAGAATGGTGAAACGATAAGTAATGCATCCAATGATATAGTGGCGATTAATGCCGATACATTTGTGGTTGGTGCAGGTGATGCCGCTGCGATAATAACAAGTAGTGGAGATTTTGATCTTACTCTCCAGACTGGTAATTCCAGCACTGGAACGATTGCCATCACGGATGGTGCAGATCAGGATATAACCATTACGCCCAATGGAACAGGTGATGTTTTACTTGTTGCCGATAAAGTAACAGTTGGAGATTCAGGGGCTGCTGCGACCATAGCCAGTAACGGTGCCGGTGATCTTTGGTTGCGTACCGGTAGTGGTACGACAGGTGCTATCACCTTAGAGGATGGTACTAATGGTAATATAATATTAACCCCGCATGGTACAGGCGAGGTTGACATTACAAAGGTAGATATTGACGGTGGGACGATAGACGGAACAGTTATCGGTTCCAGTGTTGCTGCGGCTGCGACATTCAGCACAGCCACTATCACTACAGCCACTATTAACACAGCTATCGTTCCTGATTCATCAGGTAGTGCGGATCTTGGAAGTACAACTGCTGAGTGGGGTGATATCTATATAGCGGCAGATAAAACCATTTACCTTGGTGATGATCAGAGATATCTAATACAGAATAGTGGACACGATATTGTGTTCTCTAGAGATACAACAGCTACCGACTTCAGCATGGTAATGAAGGCGAATAAGGGGACAGCGGTTAAAGAACAGTGGCAACTACTGATAAATGATGCCACTGGATTGCTTAGTTTTAGGAACGATCCCGTAACACCGGGTACATTCGTAGATCACCTCACAATTGCACCCAACGCAACTCCTCTCGAATCTCTAATAACAACAGCGGGTAGCTTGACGGTGGGTAAAGGGGCTCTTGTCCATGGAAAACTAACTGCATCTTCAGGTATAGACATAGATGGTCCCTGGAGTGCGGCAGGTGTTGTCTGCGGAGATCTCGGAACCGTATCAACGGTTGTTATCAATGCTGGGACGATCACTGGAATTACAGATCTTGCGGTTGCCGATGGAGGGACGGGGCGAAGCACTCTCGGTGACACGATGGTTCTACTTGGCAATGGTACGGGTGGTATTGATCAAGTGGATTTGGGGAATCGTCAAGTTCTAATTGGTCAATCTGCTGCGGGCACAAATCCAGCGGCTTATTCTCTTAGTGGTGATGCCACTATGACCAATGCGGGTGTGGTTACAGTTGTTGCTGCACCCGCTGATGCTTTGACCGGGACAGAATTGAAGTCCACTGTAGTGACCAGCAGCCTTACTGCCGTAGGCACAATCGTCACAGGGGTGTGGACTGGCACTGCTGTTGCTGACGCTTATGTTGCGAATGATCTGACCATTTCTGGAGGCACAGTAAATAGTAGTATCATAGGTGGTAGCACTCCTGCGGCAGGTACTTTTACAACTTTAAATGCCAATACTTCGATCACAAGTCCTGCTGCCACTATCACTACAGCCACTATCGACACAGCCACTATCAACACAGCTATACTTGCAGATGCTGACGGTGGAGCAACTCTTGGAGAGGCATTGAATGGTTGGGGTCATGTATATATAGATGATGGGTCTAGGGTATATCTAGGTGTTAATGACTCAGGTAGTGAAATTTCTGTTCAAGGTAGTACGGGATCAGGTGATCTTGGGTTTATAAGATTTAATAGACATAGGTCTTCTGCTCCGTTTAACCTGATACTTACAGCAGATGCCAATGGAATAGAGGCCGGAGATAATTGGAGAATACAGACAGAGGACAGTGCTACTGGTAGTCGCCTACGTTTCCAGAATGATACAAGTGTAAGTGATACCTATATTACTTTTCTGACTATTACACCCAATGCCACTGTTGCTAATTCAACTGTAGCAGTAGCAGGCAATCTAACAGTAGCTACTGATATTACTGTGACAGGCGATATCCTTCCTAATGCAGCCGGTGCTTCTGATATTGGCGCTGTTGGAACAGAATGGGGTGATATCTATCTTGCAAACAACAAGCATGTCTATCTAGACGGAGGTGGGGCAGATCCTTCCGTAGATTATAAGCTTGGAACTGCTAGTGGTTTGTTTGAGCTAACAAGAACTGGAACGGTTGGAAATCAATGTCATTTCGTCCTGAGAGCGGACAATGGTGCCGATGCTGGTGATTCCTGGAAAATTCTAATCCAGGATAGTTCCGTTGGTCAGATGGAATTTCAAAGCGATCTGGCTTCTAAGGGTTCCTTTGTAAAGTTTTTCGCAATAAATGCCCATGCAACTCCTGCCAGTTCTACTGTTGAAGTGGTAGGCAATCTGACTACTGGCGGAACGATCAATTCTACTGGAGCGATCACTGGCGATCTTACCGGTAACGCCGACACGGCGACTGCCTTGGAGACTGGCAGAACGATTGCGATGACTGGGGATGTTGCATGGACATCTCCTACGTTTGATGGAAGTGGGAATGTAACTGCGGCTTCCACAATCAATGCAGCGTCTGTAGAAAAGGGAATGATAGACACAACCAATTCCCTCGATAATTTGTATCTAAAGGGAAATGGGTCCGGTGGTCTTATATGGGCGGAAGCAGCTTCTTCCGGTGATGTGACTACTACTGGAGGCACTATCAATCAGATCTGTTATTTCGAAGGTACAGATTCTATCATAGGTGACACTGGGCTAACGTATGTTCCTTCCACAGACACCCTTACTACTGGCTCTTTGGTTGTTGGTGACAATCTCATCGTTAACGCAGGAATGCAGATGTACGGTGATACCGCTTCGGAGGTAACTCTTTACGTGAGAGGTGCTTCTGGGCAGAGTGCAAATATCGTCCATGTTGTAAATTCTGCTGGGGATCCGTTCTTTGAGGTGGAGTCGGATGGAACCGCCCAAAGCAGGAGATTGGTAGTACAGGGTACGACCGATAGTGTTACTTCTTATGTAAAGGGATTCCTTGACCAGACTGAAGATGTTGTCCAGTGGAAAATAGATACTACAGCAGGTGGTACTCAGACCAAGCTTTGGATGGATAGCACCGGGAAGATAGTGATCGAGGATGTCGATATAAATTCCGGGGTAATAGATGGTACAGCTATCGGATCAAGCTCCACCTCTACAGGTGCATTTACAAACGTAACTGTCTCTGGGGATATCCTCTCAACATCAGCCGGTGCTTCAGATCTAGGGAGTACAACTGCTGAGTGGGGTGATATCTATATAGCGGATAACAAAGAAATCATATTTGGAAACGATCACGATTTCACTATCGGGCATAATACGGGTCAGGGTGATGCGCTGCACATATACAGAGACACACTGTCTCCCGGTGTCAATATGGATATATTCTTTGGTGTTGACAGCACTGCCCCCGAGAACGGTGATACTTGGCTGTTTAAGTTCTTAAATACGGGAGGTGGTTCAGCGGGGTTCCAGATATATAACAATATCTCAAGCACTGATACGAGTGATCCGGAAGAAGGACAACTGAAGTATTTCGATATTATACCGGCTACTGCAACGATAGATTCCACGGTTACTGTATACGGTAAACTTGTAACCGGCAGTACGATCAATGCTGGTGGCCAGATCACTGGCAATCTAACCGGGGAAGTGACTGGTAACGCCTCCACTGCGACCGAGTTGGAAACTTCTAGAACGATTGGTGGTGTGTCGTTTGATGGCACATCAAACATTGTTCCGGATACGATTACAGTAGCAGCGAGTGGTGTGGATACCGTTGCAAGTATTGCCATGTTCAATAGTGCTACGGGTGATCAACAGCCGAAAACAGATACTGGAATTGTATACAACACAAGCACGAACGCTTTGACCGCTACAACATTTATAGGGGCTCTTACGGGCACCGCATCTATTGCCACTAATGCAACTACCGCCTCAGTAGCAACCCAAAGTACTGTAACCTTAAGTAGTGGTGACTCAAATGCGTATATTGGATTGTGGACAAATACTACAGGAGATCAGGGCGCTAAGACAGATGGTGGCTTCTTCTACAACCAAAGTACAAATTCTCTTAAAATTGGATCAGGTGGTTCTTTTATAGGAGATTTGACAGGCAATGCCGATACTGCGACCACCGCAACGACTGTCGCAGGTATCACTGTTGCTAATGGTTTAATCGATACGTCTGCGTATTTGGTTATTGCAGATGGGAACGGTAGCGGGAAGTCTCTGTATGTAAATAATCCAGGTGATTCGACAGATGTAAAGGTGAATACTAATACGGGGGCTCTTACTGCCTATTCATTTACAGGTCGAGTTATTTCCACCTCTGCGACTATAACTGGTGGGACTATTAATTCTAGTTCTATTGGACTGGTCACTCCTTCACCTGGAGTTTTTACGTCACTGCTCGCAGAAACCTCTCTACAGGTAGATGGTGACATATTAGGAACAGGGAATGTAACGGGAAGCAGGACATGGCAAGGTGTTGTTATCGGAACTACCTATGGAGGGACTGGCAGATCAGATGGCCTTTCGGTGGGAATTGTTGGTCTTACTGCCACAGCTTCTGATTTGAATGTTCTGAATGGAATTACTTCCAGTACAGCAGAACTGAATATTCTAACTGGTGTTACCGCTACTACGACGGAATTGAACCTGCTAGACAATGCGAAGCCTGTGTCTACTAGTGTGTTTTTCCCAGGTTCTGATGGTACTCCTACTGGAGTCAATAATACGGCAGTGGGGGTTGACGCATTAAATAGTCTGGCTGCTGGTGATAATAATACAGCTTTCGGAACCTATGCTGGTATGGATATGACGGGCGGTTCTTATAATTTATGCATGGGTTCGTCGGCGGGTCAAGGTATATTTTTAGGCAGTTACAACGTATGTGTTGGTCACAGTTCTGGTATTGGGTTGGTCACTCACAATGGTAACACTTGCATTGGTGCGTGGGCTGGTAAGGCTTTTGTTCCGAATACACTCAACTCCTATAACACGGCTGTCGGAATCTATGCCTCTGGGGGAAGTAGTTCGCAAGTCGGTAAAGAGTCTACTTTTATTGGAGCCCAAGCAGGGTCTCTCGGACTAGACAATTCGAATGTTGTTTGCCTGGGATATGCGGCTCAGTCGAGTGCTACTGATGTTTCAAACGAAATTACCCTAGGCAATAGCAGTATTACTACTTTAAGATGTGAGGTTGAACTGACTACGTTCACATCGGATGAGCGAGACAAGAAGGATATTAGCTCTCTTGATGTTGGGCTGGATTTTGTAAATTCGTTGAATCCAGTGAAATTCAAGTATGATCAACGATCCAGGTATGCTCCATTAGATGAAAACGGGATAATAGAAGGTGAGATTCCTGTTCTTCCCCAAGATGGTAGTCTGAAGGATGCTGATTATACAGCAGGGTTTATTGCCCAAGAGGTAGCTAGTCTTGAAGATTCTATTGGTGGCGAATGGTTGAATATAGCGCATCGTGGAAATGGAGATTTTTTATCCATAACTTCTGCAAGGTTCATTCCACCATTGGTCAAGGCAGTTCAGGAGTTGTCTTCCCAGGTCACTGCGCTTGAGGCCAGACTGGCTGCTCTGGAGTCTTAATGATTAAGAAGTACGTCTTCAAGCCAGGAATCAATAGAGAGGGGACAAGCTATTCGGCTGAAGGTGGGTGGTATGATGGAAATAAGGTTCGCTTTAGAAAGGGCAGGCCGGAAAGAATCGGGGGATGGAAGAACCTTTCGACCAGTGGCGGGTCCGCTGTAACCTATTTGGGTGTATGCCGGAATATGCTCAATTGGTCATCGTTCAATATTGATGATTATATGGGTATGGGCACAAGCTTGAAGATGTATGTAGAGCTTGGTGGAACCTATTATGACATTACTCCTCAGAGGTATAGTGCCGAGGTCCGCATACAGTCTGATATCAATACTGGCTCTTCAACTGCCGTCAATGTTCCGACTGGGACCATTACAAATGGAAGCTATCTCAAGCTCATTAATGAGTACGTCAAGGTTACTGGCATAGTATCTGGTACTCCAGATGATACATTGACGATTTCTAGAGATGTGATAGGTGCGGGTGTAAGCCCGAATGTATATGACAAATACATACCAGCATTTGAAATTGATAAGGCTATAGATGATCCGATTGGAGTATTGAACGGTTCTTCATGTGTTGTTATTAGGCAGACCGATCACGGTGCCACAGTTGGCGACTACATGACGTTCTTGACGATACAGGAAGATTCTGCCGGGGCTGGAATTACCAGAACCACTCTTCTGAGTGGTTATGATACTGATGTGTCTACTCAAGGGTTTGAGGTTGAGAGGGTATTGAATAAAGACACTTTCGAGATAACGGTGACTGGGTCTGTTGGTATATCAACAGCTACCACGTTGTCTTCCGAGATAGATAGTGAAGCAGTTTCTATTACCCTTGCGAGTGTAACTGGCATATCCAATGGTAATTATATAAAGATAGATAATGAATATATCAAGGTTGATGGGTTGTCTGGTTCTACATTTGCAACGTGTAGTCGAGGGCAACTTGGTTCGGATCATAGTAACCACTCGGCAGGAGTCTTAACCAGGAAGCTTCTTTTATATGGAGGAGATGTTTACATTCAATATGATGTGACATCTGAGATTGGCAGTGCTGCGTCTGGTTCTGGGTTTGGGTCTGGTACTTGGAATGGTAGACCCGTGGCAGCGGGATGGACTCCCGGGAATGAGTTTATTTCCAGTCTTCTTTCGGCGGATATGACCGATTCTGCAACTATTATGGAGTTGAGCAGTTCCGATCTATTTGGATCTACTGGAACTGCAATGGTAGAAGGTGAGTTGATGACCTATGCGGCTAATAATACTGGGACGGATAAGTTAAGTACGATTGTCCGTGGAGTTCAGAGTACCAATGCTGTTGCTCATAGTGAGGCTGCAACTGTCTATAACATTAATAGTCTTTGGACTGCTTGGGGAGAGGCTGCACAGACTGAAGATACGATGGCCATACGAATATGGTCTTTGGATAATTTTAGAGAAGATCTAGTTATGGCCCCGAGAGATGGAACTCCGTATTTCTGGGACAAGACATTCAGGACAAGTGGATCTGTTCCAAACTCAATTGGAGAAGGTGGAAATACTGTAAATAGTGGGGCTATGAATGGTCAGGCAGTTCCATTGTCTTCACTCGGTACGCCTTCGGATATAGGTCATGGTGCTGTTCCTACTCAGGTCAGGCAGCTTATGATCTATCCGTATGTTGAGACCGTTGTTGCGTTTGGTTGTTCGGAGCTTTTCGAAAGGGACAGTTTCGATAATCCAACGGATACGATTGGCGGATCCTTCAATCCCATGCTTGTCCGATGGTCTAATAAATCCAGACCAGGATCTTGGTTCCCGCAACTGAGTAATACAGCGGGTGGTGCAATACTTAATACGGGTTCTTATATTATTGGTGCGGCTAGATCTAAAAGAGAGGTAATGGTTTGGACAGACGAGGCAACGTACTTGATGAAGTGGGTTGCGACTGAGAGCAGTGGATTTTTTACGTTTACAGAAATTGCTACTGGAGTGTCTATCGTAGGTCCGAATGCTTATGGAGTTATCGGCGATAGAATCTTTTGGATGGGTGATAGGAATTTCTTCGTTTACGATGGTTCGGTAAAAGTTTTAAGATCTACTGTGGCTGATTTTGTCTATACGAATATTTCATTCCTTCAGAGACAGAAGGTTTTCTGTGCGAGGAATTCAGAGTTCAGCGAGGTGATCTGGTTTTATCCTTCAGATAGTGATACGGATAACAATCGTTACGTTGCTTATAACTATGAGGATGACAACTGGTCGATTGGAACATTACCAAGAACAGCTTGGAGTGATTCCGGGATAAGACAGCAGCCGATTGCTTCATATATTATTCCTGATACCGATGGAAAGGTGTCAAAGAATTATATTCAAGAGTTTGGTTCTACTGGTGATGGAGAAGCAGTCAATGCTTACATAGAAACTGCCATGTTCGATATAGATGATGGAAACAATATTTCTTATGTTTCCAGGATCATTCCAGATGTTCATTGGGTAACAGGAGGAAGTACTACGTCGCCTATGAATATCAGCATATTTTCTCAACCATACCCACAAGGTGCAAAAGAGGATCCAGCACAATCAGTGAGTGTGACCGGTGTAGATGACTATGCTTCTGTGCGCGTTAGGGGCAGGCAGTTGACACTGAGATTCGAGACTAATACGAATGATGCGTTTTGGCGTTTAGGAGATGTGTCTATGGATATCAGGCCAGATGGTAGGAGATAAGTATGTCTGAGGATTCTGGATATTCAGGTAGTCAATTTGAGCCTGGGGTTTCAAAGGTTTCATTTTCCGAATTTGA